TCGAGTGCGCCCTCGACGAGGGGCTCGAGCTCCCGGCGCCGCACGGGACCGAATTTGATATCGACGCCTTGATCTGGATGGATACGGCGACGCGCACCAAGGCCGCGCACGATACGATCATGGCCGGCGTCCTGTCGCCGAACGAGGCGCGCCTCAAGTACTTCGGCCTCGGGCCCGTCGACGGCGGCGAGACGCCGTACCTCCAACAGCAAATGTACAGCCTGGCGGCGCTCGCGGGCCGGGATCCCGCGGCACCGAACGCCATGTCGGCGCCTGCGGCCCCTGCGCCGTCGCCCGAGCCCGCGGCGTCGCCAGATCCCACCGAGCAACAAGTCGCCGCCGCGATCGGCGAGCTCGCGAAGGCCTGAGCATGACGCCACTGGATTTCTCCCGCGTCACCCTCGCCGGCCCGCTCTGGACGGTCGACGAGGTCAAACCGCATTTACGGATCCGCGATGCCGATCACGATGCCGATATCGGGCAAAAACTCGACGCCGCCGAGGAGGCGATCGTCGCGTATCTCAAAACCGCGGCCGATCCGACGTGGGATGCGGACACGGCGCCGCTCGCCGTCAAACATGCGGTCCTCCTCCTGACGACGCACCTGTACGAACACCGCGGCGACGATATGAACCCGAGCGCGTCCGGCTCGACGCCCGACGCCGACGTCTGGGCCGCGATCGGGCGCCTGCTCGCGATGTATCGGGATCCGACACTGGCATGAGCGCGATCGGCCAGGCCCGGCACGTCGTCACCCTCGAGAACCCGGGCGATCCCGCGCCCGACGGCGACGGCGGGTATACGGAAACCTTCGCGCCGCTCGATCCGGCGTCCTGGGATTGCGCGATCACGCCGGCCTCGCAACGTCTGCGGACGCTCGAGACGCTCGCCTCGGCGACCGTGCTGGCGCAGGCGACGCACGTCCTGACAGGCCGCTATCACCCCGGGATCACGATCGAGACGCGCCTCACGTTCAATGGCCGCCGGTTCAATGTGATCAACGTCGCCAACGTCGAGGAGCGCGGGATCGAGACGCAACTGCTCGCCGTCGAGGTGCTCACCTAGTGGCCTCCGTCACCTGGGATGGCATGGACGAGCTCCAGGCCGTGCTCGAGGCCCTCCCGCAGGATCTCGGCGACGCCGGCGCGATGATCGCGCGCGAATCGGCCGAGCAAGCGGCGAAGGCGATCAAGGCCGCCTACCCCTATCGCGACGACGTGACGCACAAGGCCTACGCGGCGAAGGGCTGGCCGGCGCACCTGCGCGACGGCGTGATCGTGCGCGAGAAGGCCCTCCCGCTCGGCCTGCGCGTCTGGGTGCTCAATACGTCGCCGTATGCGTACGCCTACGAGAGCGGCCGGCGCCGCGGCCGGCATGGGACGACGCCGGCGCGGCCCACGTTTATCCCGATCCGCGAGCGATACCTGCGCGATATGAACGAGCTCCTCAAGCGGCTGCTCGAGGAGCGCGGGCTGAAGGTGAGCGGCGATGCCCAAGCCTGAGAGCTCGGCGATCGAGGCCGCGATCGTGACGCTGCTGAACAACGACGCGACGCTCCAGGCGCTCGCGCCCGACGGCGTGTACTTCGCCGAGGCGCCGCCGAACGCGCAACGGTTTGTGATCGTCGCCCTGGCCGACGCGATCGACTCGGCGACGTACGACGCCGGCCGCGCCTTCGAGGACAAGCTCTATACCGTCGTCGCGAAAATGCTCTCGACGGCCGGCGGCGATAGCAAAGGCGCGGCGGCGCGGATCGACGCCGTGCTCGAGGACGCCGCGCTCACCGTCGCGGGGTACGCCGACGTCCGGGCGCGCCGCGAACGGCCGATCCATGAGACCGACGTCGATCCCGTCGATCCCTCGCTCCGCTGGTTGCACCGCGGCGGCGAATATCGCGTACACGCAGCTATCACCTAACACGAGGCGAGGAACTTATGAGCATCAAAACCGGCCGCTATGGAAAGGTGTCGTGGGATCCGCTCGGCGGGTCCGCGCTCGTCCAGATCATCTCGATCAACTCGTGGAAGGGCTCGTTTAAGACCGATTTCGAGGACGTCTCCTGTTTCGGGGATACGAACAAGGTCTATATCCCGGGCCTCATGGATATCTCGGGCACGTTCGCCGGGTTCTGGAACTCGAGCGAGCTCGCGCTGTTCAAAGCGGCGATGAGTCCGACGCCGGGCACCTTGCAACTGATGCCGAACGCGAACGAGTCCGCGTTCTTTTGGCAGGGGCCCGCGTACATGGGCGCCGATATCGATTGCAGCATGAACGCGCCGAAAGTGTCGGGCGATTTCAAGGCGGCCGGATCGTGGTCGGTTCCGGGCCAGGTGGTCGCGACGGGCGCCGGGCCGGGCACCGGGAACGGCTCGTATACCCCGGCGGGCGCGACGCCGCCGGCGAACCTCGCCGCGCTCGCGACCGTCGTCGCGAATCCGGCGACGGCCTGGACGGTCGGCCAATTCGTCGTGCTCGCCGACGGCAGCAAGGCGCACTGGACGGGCACGGCCTGGGCCGCCGGGCCGGCGTAGATGTTCCAAGGCGACGTCACGCTGCGCGGCGGCGAGGCGACGATCGTCTGGGGCTATCGGACGGCGGCCGTCCTGCGCGAGTGGACGGCCTACCGGACGCCAGGCGGCGCCTGGACGCTGCGCGGGACGGTGACGCGGGCGGATCCGTTTTCGCTGCGCCAGGCCGATCTCAAATTCACGGCGCCGCGGATCGGCGGGCATTTTTGCTGGCCGATCCTCGGCGTCACCCTCACCGGTACCTCGCTCGCGGGCCAACTCGGGCCGCCGGAGTCCTAAAATGTCGCGTTTCGTCCGACCGGAAACCACGACGATCGCCCTGAGCGGCGGCGATACCCTCACGATCCGCCGGCGCCTGAGCGCGGGCGAGGCCCGGGCCCGCACCGAACGCTGGACCGAGCAAGTCGAGGATCCGACGACCGGCGGCGTCAAGCTGATCCCGCGCCTCACCCGCGCCGGCCTGGCGACGATTACGGCGTACCTCCTCGACTGGACGCTCACCGACGACGCCGGGCACCGCGTCGAGATCCAGGGGATCGGCCAGGCCGAGCTCGAGGCGATCGTCGACAACCTCGACGGCGACGCCTTCGCCGAGATCCGCCTGGCGATCGAGGCGCACGAGGACGCGATGCGCGCCGAGCGCGAGGCGCAAAAAAAAACGGATGGGCCGAGCGCGTCGTCGCCGATCTCGCCATTGCTCGCCGCTGTGGCTGGCGGTACGAATGGGTAACGGATCTCGACGCTGACGTGTACGCGATCCTCGTCGACGAATTGCTGAAGGAACAAGCGCAGGCCGAGGCCTAACCGATGCCGATTACGGGAAAGTTTGAGGCCGATTTTTCGCAATTCTCGAGCGCGACGAAGGGCGCCAATGAGGATCTGAAGTCGCTCGGCACGACGGCGACGACGACGACGGCGCAGATCACGAGTCTCGAGAAGGCGACGACGACGGCCGGGCCGCGGGCCTCGTCGCTCGCCGAGTCCTATCATAAATTCGACGGCGCCCTGAACGCCGTCGGGATCCATATCGGCCCGCAGATCAAGGCGATCGAGGATATCGGGAACGCCGCCGGCAAGAGCGCGAGCGAGATCGGCCTGCTCGGATCGGCCGGGCTCGTCGCCGGCGCCGCGCTGGCGGGCTGGAATTTCGGTCGCTGGATCGCCGGGATCACGGGCGCGGACCAAGCGATCGTCACCTTTGCGGACCATTTATTTAATACCGGACTCCGCGCGCAAGAAGCCGGCGCCGTGCAAGATTCAATCGCGCTCGCCTTTCAGCGCACCAAGATCCATGCGACGAGCGCGGCGCAGGCGCTCCAACTGAATACGCAATGGGCCAAAGAGCACCAGGCCGCGGCGAAGGCCGACGCGAAGGCACACAACGATTGGGCCGCCGCGATGGTCGAAGTCAACTCGGCCGGCAAAGGCTGGCAGGGGACGCTCGAGACGATCGACGGGGAAACCGTCGAGGCCGTCAAGTACTACCTGGCCGCCGGCGTCTCGCAGGGCGCGCTCGCGAAAGCGTACGAGCTCACCGATACGCAAGTGAAAGCCGTCGCGGCGTCATTGGCCGCGGCAACCGCGGCGTCACGCGCGGCGGCCGAGGCGGCGGAAAAAGACGCGAAGGCGATCGCGGCGCATTGGGCCGACGTCGGGAAAGTCGTCGATCAAGTCCTCGGCAAGGATGCCCTCGAGACGGCGACGAATTGGACCGACGCGATCGGCGCGCTCGGCGGATCGCTCGACAAACTCTCAAACGAGCAACTCGTCGAGCTCCAGGCGGCGATGCGGGGCGGGATCGAGGCGCTCGGGAAAATGGGGCAACTGACGAGCGCGCAATCGTCACAATTCGCGGCGCTCATGGCCGCGGCGGCGGCGGCGATTCCGCCGATCAAAGAATTGACGGCGGCGAGCGAGGACTATACCGCCGAAGCGAACGCGATCGCGAAGGCGAATGATGAACTGATCGCGTCGATGCTCAAGGTACAAAGCACCGCCACGACGGGGAAAACGGCCCAACAAACCGCGACGGATCGCGCGAATCAATCATTCGGCGGCGGGACGCTCGGCGCCGTCACGAGCGCGAACACGAGCCCGGAGATCCTCTCCTGGATGAGTAAGGGGTACACCCTCGGCGAGGCGATCGCGATTGCCATGGGCCAGGGCGCGCAGATTATCGGGCGCTCACCGACGCAACTCAATGCGATCTCCGGCGGCAATTTCCGAGCGGCCGGCGGGCCCGTCACGGCCGGCGGCGCGTACGTCGTGGGCGAGCGCGGGCCCGAGCTCTTTACGCCCGGCGTCTCGGGCACGATCAGTCCGACCGCGCCCGGCGCCGGCGGCGTCGCTGTCGCGATGACGGTCAACTATCCGATCATGAACGATCCCGCGGCGCTCGATCAGCTCGCCCGCCTCGTCGGCCAGGCCGTGATGGCGCGCGTCACCCGGCCGGGCACCCTCGTATGAGCGCCTACCCGGCGCCGTGTCTGCTCGGCAACCGGCTGAACGCCTTCCGCCTGAACTATCTCGCGAGCTATCGGATCTGGATTCAGATCGGCGGCGCCTGGACGGCAAGCGGCCAGGATTGTCTCGTCGACTCGCTCACGATCGCCGACCGGCTGAACGACGTCCCGAACACCTTGATCGCGACCGTGCGCGGCCTAAAGCCGATCGAGGGCCAGATCGTGCGCGTCGCGCTCGGGACGAAAAACGCGCCGCCGATCTTCGTCGGCACGATCCTCCGCGTGACGCGTATCTGGGGCGCCGATAATCCGCGCCATGTGCTCTACAACATCGAAGCGACCGATCCGACCTGGTTGCTCAATGCCGTGATCGTGTCTGCGAAATATACGAACCAATCGGCGTCCGCGATCGCGGCCGATCTCCTCACGCGGGCGCCGGCCGGGTTTACCGGGCAAATTCAACCGGACCTGCCGGTGCTGCAAGAGATCAGTTTTACGAACACGACGATCATGGACGCCTTCGTGCAACTCGCGACGCGGATCGGCGGGTACACGTTGTGCGACTACGCGAGCCGCGTGTACCTCGCCCTCGCGCCGCCGGTGATCACGCCGGCGCCGCTGAACGCGGCGCACCAGTCGCTCTCGAATGTCTCGTACGTGCGCGATTTAACGCAGATCGTGACGCGCGCGATCGTCGAGGGCGGCGGTGGGAACGCGCTCACGGCCGTCCTGGCCGGGAGCACGATCTTACCCGTCGACGTGATCGCGTGGTACGCCGCGGGCGGCGGGTTTGTCCGCTCGGGCCCGCAACGGATCGCCTACACCGGGATCACGGCGGGCGGCACGGGCGCGTATGTCGGATCGGGCACGGCGCCGAGTACGGCACCGACGGCCGCGCTCGGCGCCGGCACGAGCGCCCTTGGCCTCGGCTACTACCAATACGCTTACACCTGGCTCACGGCGAGCGGCGAAACGCTCCCGAGCCCGATCGGGGCGGTCGTCTTAGCACCCCAAAACGATCCGACCTCTGGCCCGACGATGACGCCGGATTTGTCCACGACGCCGTCCTCTGCCCCATTGGCGGTGGGTGACGTGGTAGATATCGCGGTGCAATTCGCGTACGACACGGCGTTCACGCAGGGCGTCAGCAATCTCGTCATCGGGCAAACGGGGCTCGTGGTCCCACGCTGGAACTTCAATTCGAATAACACGGCCGCCGCGATCAACTACATCGCGTCAGGCACCATCGGTCCGCCGGCAAAATTTGCGCGGGTCTACTGGCGGAAAAACGGCGGGCCGTGGCTGAACAACGGCCTCCACACCTGGGGCCAAGGCGATTACGTGCTGAGGGGAATGATCTACAACTCCGATAACGTGGGTGTTCCCGGCGCGGGCAACAATCTGTATCGGACGGCTGTCGCGGGGATCGCCGTGGGGCCGACCGGCGTCACGGCGCGCAAGGTCTACCGGACGGCCGCCAGTGCGGGACAACTCAAACTGCACACGACGATCGCGGACAACACCACCACCGCGCTCGCCTCCTACGACAACACCGCCGACGGGGCCCTCGGCGCGAACGCGCCCACCGTCGATACCGCGGGGATCGTGCAACAAACAAAGCAAGTGCTGGCGGGCTCGACGTCGATCCTTGTGACGAGTGTCGGCCCGTTTCCCGCGGCCGGCGGGTTCGCCGTGATCGGGCAACAAGTGATCCGGTTCACCGGGGTCTCGAGCAATTCACTGATCGGGATTCCCGCGAGCGGCGCCGGCGCGCTCGTGCAGTCCGTCTCCTGGGGGATGGCGATCACGATGGCGCCCTCCCTCACGGGCGTCACGGGGATCGTGTATGACATTCGGCAGGGCGATCAGGTGAACCTCGTCGCGATCATGGATGATCAGACGGCGCAACAGACGCTCGCGGCGCTCGTCGGCGGCACGG